TAACCGCTGCAATTCTGGCGCAAGCGAAGTTGTCGCCGTAAATGTCGGAATGTCATAGGTTTTCCCCGTGTAAGGGTCTGTAAACTTATGCGTTCCTGTTTGCGAGTAATTCAGCGATCCGTTAGGACCAACCTGATTGACATTGCCCAGCATTGTATTGGCAACCGAAGTCGCTACGCTTGTCCCAGTCTGCGCTTCGCTTGTTTGCTGCGGATTAGGCGGCTTTGGAGCCTTTGGCTTTCCCATTTATCTTTTCCCCAAAAGTCTGCTCAAACTGTTCGCGTTTAAGCGTGTAAACAATTTCTGCCTCTTGCGGGGAGCGAAGCGATGGAATGACATATTCGTCACTTCCCAAGCTGCGCCATATTCGGCGGGCGGTCTTGTTGCTTTCAGCAATGCGCGCAACAAGCATCCTGCACCCTATCCTATAAAACGGATAGCCGAAGATTTCAGCCATATTAGCACGGGTTAGCCAGTTTCTGCAAGTGCTTGCTGCGCTCAATTCGATCACGCCGTTTTCAGGAACCCAGTTATGATAAACTACACCAGCAATTAGATGCCCATCGCGCTCAAACCCTATTGCCTGACATTCCCCAAAACCACGCGCGCAGCCCTCGATATTGTCAGCCACAAACTGCGCAACCCTTGGCGTGTCGTAAACGATCAAATCTGTGTCGCCTGTTCATACATCAGTTGCACGGAAACAATTTCAAACTTCGGGGTCGAAGTCTTGTCAAACCCAACCGCCAGAACAGGGGCCAAGGAAAAGCCGCTTGCGCTAACAGATTGCCAGTCAGTGCCAGCTCCTCGCACGGCCTGCGCGCCCCATTTAATGCCCGACCCCCATTTGACGCTAGACCCCCATTTGCCAACAGGCGCGGCATTTATGGCCTGAATTGTCGGCAAAGTGCCAATTGCGTAGTTTTGAAAGCAACCAAGCAAAACGCGCTCTTGAACATCGCTACGCCACATAGCCCGCGCATGAAGCGCAAACTTATCCATCACGCCGCCTAATTCTTGAAACTTGGGCGCGTAGTGCGCGATGTAACCAGTCGTTACGCTATTTGTCCCGTCGAGTTCGGTAAAATCTTGACCAGACACATCCCCACGCACCACATAGCCGCCCGCCGTGCCAAAATAAAGGCGGTCTTGGTAAATGGTGGATGTTTGAATATCCCAGTCCAAAATGCGCGACCATGCGCCCGTTCTAGTATTAGCGGCAAAAGCCGTAAATTGCCCCGAAGTCGAAGGCACACCAATGACAAATAGCGTTTGCGTAGGCCACACAACCACAGGAAAGCGGCTAGACACAGTGCGCCCCGCCACAGCATCGCGCCACAAATCTTCAATTGGATAGGTAATGCTGGAAGTTTGCAGCGCAGCCCTATCTTGCTGCAATGCAGCGGCGATTGAAACAATCCCATCCTCGGTAACAATGGCAAAATCGCCGCCCGCTCTAAACCATGCGTTCTTATGCAGCGGTCGGCCAATGCGATACACGCCAATCAACGCAAAGTCAGTGTCGGGGTCAACACCCTGATAAACCGCTATTTCGCCCTCGGTTGTTACAAAAACGATCACATCATCTAGTCCAGCGCCGCTATCTTGCGACCATGTGCCGCCAAACAAAAGCGCGCCGCCAAGGCTAAACACACCATTTAGGGGGAACTCTGTAGCCGCCCCTGCAATGCTGTTTGTGCCAAGATACCACGCAGAAAGCGTGTTTTTTTCCGCAAACCATAGCCGCTTTTTGTGCGACCAAACAAAGGACAAATCAGCCCCAGATACGCCCGTTATCGTTGGCGCTGCCCATGTCGTGCCGTTGTAGTGTCGCGCAGCATCTGCCCCGTTTACCATAAACAGAAACTCGCCGCCCGCCGTGGCAAATTGCGTAAAAGACCAATCGCCGCTTGTTTGCCCCGAAAACTCCGCCGTTGGCGCGGTTGTGCTAGAATCGGACACATCATAAACGGCGGTGGCACTCGCAGCAAATAGCATTTCAGCCGATCCGCTGCGATACGGGATTAGCTTTTCAACCGCCGCGCCAATGGTCGCATGAAACAAAGACCCGCCACGCACTCGCGCGCCCTGCGCCGTGCAAATGAAATTGTCCAGCACTTCCGCTGCATCTGGCGGCGATTTGACCAAAGCGCCATTGCGCAAAAGCCCGCGAACAGGCGCGGGCCATGCTGTCATTTTCGCGGGTCTTTTTGCCATTATGCACTCGGAATGTAATCAGGGAGTGGTATATCTCGGAAACTGCGCGCGCCCTTCGGCCCAAAGTTTACTTTACGGATTGAACGGCTGTCATTCAAATATCGCGCCAGCAACATTTCGTAGCGGCTCAACGCATCGCCATATTCCAAGCCTTTGCGCTGGCGAAAGCGATACACAATGCCAGCCTCGACCAATTCGCGCGGCAACATGCTCGCATCGCTTGCATCGGTCAATGCCGCCTTTTTCGTGCTGCCGTTTACGATCCATTCATTCGACACATACGACACAACCACTTCTAGGCCAGTATCCAATGGGCGCTGAAAACCGATTGTCCACGCCCCAATATAACCTTGCAGGCGATAAAACCTTTCTGCCCCAGTTGTGCCCAGTTCGCTTAGATACTGCCATTGCCCATCATCGCTAATCGGCACACAAGCGCGGCGAATCCGCAGTCTTTCATAGACTGAAAACTCGCCGCGCTGCAATCGCACCATGTCACTAGGAAGGTCGTAGTTTTCCACGCCCGTCCCCGTGATGGTTACGCTTTTTGCCATAGGGCCAACCACATCAACCCTATCGCGGATGTCGGATTGTGTTTGATCTAGAAAGTCTAGGATTTCCAACGAAGTTGGATCATTGGCAGTTAGCCAGCTAGAGGGCGCATTAACAGAACATTGCCGCGCCGCCCGTCCTAGAATATCTGTAACCAATGTCATGCCGCATCAGCCTCTTGCGCAGGTTCGGTTTCTTTCGGTGGTCGGCCACGGCGCGGCTTTTCTGCTGCCTCTTCGGCCATCATTGCCAGCGCCGTTTCCAGTTGCTCGCGCAGCGTTGCAATTTCGCTTGCCATAGCCGATTTGTCGCGGCCCTCAATAAACGCCTGCGCTTGCCGTTTAATTTCGCGCAGATTTGGCAATGGGGGATTGCCCAGCACGGCCTCTGTCAAGCCCGCCACGGCCTCAACGCTCTTTGCGCCAATGCGGCGTAGCACTTCGGCCTGTTCTGGGGTAACGCCAGACCATGCTGCCAGCGGCGTTCCGTTGTCTGGCAGTTCGTTGCCATCTTTCCATGCCATATAATGCGGCTCAATTTGCGCCCATTGCGACCGCATAGCCGCCATTTTCAGACCGCCATCATCATTTTCAATTTGGTCTGGCGGCTGCAATCGGGAAATAACTTCCCAAGTCGTATGCGTAGGGATGCCGCTTTCGTTCATCGCGTCCTTGGATGTAAACTCCACCCAGTCGATGCCAAGCCCAGCGGCGTTATATTCTGTTTTGAAGCGCAAAACGCGGATGTCCATTGAGGAGTTCCTATGTTGAAAGGGTAAAGGGGGCCAGTTGCCCAGCCCCCTCTTGTCTTAGTAAGGGAAGTCGCACTTGATGATCTTGGCAGATGCGTCGATAGCATACGCCACAACTGCATCCGTAACCAAAGCCGAAACATCAAGCGTTCCATCCGTAGCGCCAACCGCAGTCAGGGCTTGGCCATCGCCGCCAGCGGTCAAAGCTGGCGTGATAGTTGCCGTGCCTTTGATCTGAATCCAGCAATACTGGCCTGAAGCGGGAGCCGACATCAAAACGCCAGCGCCAAGGTTTGCGCTGTCCGACAAGTCCGAAGTCACAACTGTGTCAGAACCAGCCGAAGCGCCTGATGGGGCGTAGTAGTAGGCGATGTTGCCCGCCACAGCCGCCACAGAACCAGCCCCGCCGTTATACTGGACAAACTTATAGGCTTTGCCTTGAGGGGCGCGGAAAACCTCGCCAACCGAAGGGGTGTTGCCTTGCGTCAAATCCGAGTAGGTTTCGGTAAGGTTTGCACCTGCAATAATGCTCATGTCAGTTCTCCTTACGCAGCATCAAACAAGCGGCCTTGCAGCGCGCGGTTTGTGCAGACCATGTTGCCCATCCAGTAAATCGGCACGACAACCGCGTCTTGGTTCGTCGGCGTTTTTTCTGCATCGGGCGTCCATTGCGCTTCCTTGTGCTGAACAAGATACAGATAGTTCGTGTTCAGGAAGTAAGCAGTTTCGCCGTTGGTCGCAAAGTTTGCGTTGTCATCAAAGATGACATCCGCGCTCTTATACTTCAACGCCTCAAAGCCAGCATTGGCCAAGTTGGTGCTGGTATAGCGCACTTGGTTTTGCAGGCCCGTTTCGTAAAGCGTGTAGAAATCATGCGACATCACGATCATGTCTGGCTTGTCCGACCCGCGATTCAGGCCCAACCAAAGCTGGCCCATATCGTTGATAAAGGTCGCGGCATTGGCTGCGCTTGGCGATGCGGCATTGTTCGTGCCAGTCGCTTCACGAAACTTGTTGCGCCAGAAAGTCCAAGTCGAGGAATCAATGCTGCCCACAGTCCCTTGGCCGTTGGTCTGGATCAGGTTCTGCAAGCCGTTGATTTGCTCGCTCAATGCGCCCGACGAATACAGGTCAATCGAAAACTGGTTCGTTGCCGTGCGGATTGCGTTTTCCTTGCGCTGCTTCACAAGGTTAATCATGGCCTCTTTGGACATGTTCATGCGCAGTTCGCGGCCCGATGCAGTCACATGCAGGGCTACCTGCCGATAGGCATACTTGGCCGTGGTCAACACATCCGAAGCGTTGGTGTTCAACGCATCATAGCCAGCGTAACGCTGGTAGGTGCTGTTTTCTGCGTATTCAATGCGCTGGGCGATTTCATAACCGCCGCCCACTGTCTTGATCTTGCCCTTTTCCTTCATGCGGCGCAGAAGGGCGTTGTGCTTGCTCACATTGTCGGTAACGCCTTGACCCCAAGTGCGGTCAGTCGAAGTTACCATCTCCGTGAAGATTGCTGATGGAGTTGCCATCTAGTTTATCCTCTAAGCCTGTCCCACACCGCGCCCATGGCCTGTATTTCCGTTAGCTGCGGTTTTGCAGCGGGCCGCGCGGGTGGAAGATTGACGGATTTGGCTTTCTGTTGCGCCACAGTTCGGGCGGGGTCTGCTACTACAGGCTGCGGGGCAGGCTGCTGTTGCTTTGCCCTTAGATCAGGGTTCGCATAAATTGCCAGTTCGTAGGCGGCGTCTAGTATGTCCCGTGGGGAGGCCCCAGCGCCTAAAGTCGTTTTTGCGGCAGCGATGAATTGAGGCAAAGCCTCTTCAACATCGGCCCAATGTTCTTTGGATGCCGCATATTCCATAACCATGCGGTCATTTTCTTGTTTTGTCAAGGTTTCCGTTACCCGCGCTTCAATCGCGGCAGGATCAGCCACATTGGCAAGCTGCGCGCGAAGTTGTTTGATTTCCTGCACAAGCGCGGCGTTTTGGTTTTGCCCTTGAATTGGCTGGCCTGCTAGGGCGGCTTTCAGCCCGTCCACAGCCCCGTATTGCTGCGCGATGCCCATAAGCATTCCCACGGGGTTTTGCGCAAACTGGCCTTGGATTTGGGCCATTTTGAAAACATCGGTAGCAATCTGCGCGGGGGTCATGCCTTGCAGCGTGGGGATTTCTTGCGCGGCCTGCACCAGCACATCGAAAACAGGCTTAGAGGCAGACACAACGCGACCTTGCTCCGCCAGTTTTGCGGAAAAACTGCGATGCGATTGCAACACGGCTTCCCGCGCGCTTTCTGGCATATCGGCCCAAGTGTCGCGGATGGATAGCGGCAAATCCTTGGGGGCTTCTACCACTTCGGGCTTGGCCTCTGGTTCTGGTTCGCCGCTATCAGGTTCAGGTTCGGCTTCCGCCGTAGTTTCTAGCACTTGGGCTTTTTCTTCTTCGCCATTTGCGACCTCCTCTTGCTCTGGGGCTTCATCTTCAACGCCGCTGGCTGTCAATTGGTCAAACAGTGCGCCCATTGCAGCGTCATCGCTTACGGGGGCAGGCGTGGTTTCAACGGCTGCGATTTGGTCTGTCATTTACTGCTCCAAATAATAGCGCAATTCGCGCTGCTGATTGTTCGGGTCGTTTTGGTTTGCAAGAATTTCGCCAAGCGTGGTCATCTTGCATCCTCCCGCAAAAACGCCTCTAAGCCCCGCTTTTTCGCAAAGGCTTTGTTCTTAAACTCCAGTTTTCGCGGCGGGCGGATTTCATTGGCATCAACGCAGTCATGCCGCTTCAAATCTTCGGCCTTAGCCCGCTTCCCGCTAATATACTCGCCAGTGACAGGGCTTAGATATGGCGGAATGTCATGGATAGCCATCGGCGTGGCAGGCACAAATGGCGCGTTAGGGTCAACCATAGGCTCGCGCGTGGCCTTATCCACCATTATGCCGCGCTCTTTGTCATAGACATAGGTAGCCATTAGTCGTCAATCTCGTCCTTGTCGTCGTCCATATCGGCGCGGTCAATTTCAGCCAATTTACCCAAAGCGTCAATTTCGTCCTTGCGCTCGCCCAATGTGACGCGGGCTTGTTCAAGTTTCAGCTTTTCGCGGTCAAGTTCGATCTTCGCCATAGCGATTTGCCCGTCTTGCTGCACCTTTTGCGCATCAAGCTGCAAGCGGGCCTGATCTAGCTGCGCCTGCATTTGCATTTGCGCCTGCGCCATTTTGGCCTCTTGCTCGGCCTTAACTTGTTCAGGGTTAGGCGGGGGCGGCTGATCGGCCTGCTCTTTCGCCAATTGCACAATCTTTTCCAGCGAATCCTCGGCTTGTTTGCCAAGGTTAAACTGGCGCGCAAAGGCTGCGAAAATGTCAATGACAGGCCCCATCGCCTGCGGTGCGCTTTGAACCACGGGTGTCATGGTTGCAAAGTAGGATGCAGTCCCCTGCAAAAACTCTGCCATTTCGCCCTTGCGCCGCCCAAGGTCTGCGCGCACTGTGGAATCGCTCTCCACATCAATGCGATACATATCAAGCGGGCGCTGCAATAGTGCGGCCATTTCTGGCGTGATCTCCACCTGTGACATGCGTTGCAAGGTTTCCAGCGAAAACTTGCCGCCGATAAGCTGCGCCGCAATGACAAAAATATCCCGCGCCGCGCGCTCCACCTTTTTCTGTAGCTTGCGGATACGCAGGCTTCCCCACTGGCTTTTTAGCTGCTGCGCGCCCAATGTTTCGTTGGGGTCTGTAGCCCCGCGCGCAATGTCGGAAATGCCTGTCACTTCGTAAATCAGGCTCTTGGTTTGGTCGCGGCTGACATACAATTCGCGCAGAACGGCAATAGCGTGTTGGATAGGCCACCATGAAATTGCACCATCCAGCCCGCCTGTCGCCGCAAAGCCTTCCATGTTAGCCACTGGCATAAGTTCGTTGTCATCCGCATCCGCAAGGTTTTTCAAATCATCGGCGGAACCGACAATAACGCCTCGCACCTTCAAGCCCTCGGTGATTTTAGAAATGCGCTTGGTGGTCAGTTCCAGTTCGTCAGCCAGCGCCTTATACACATTGAACGGGCATAGCGGGATCAAGCTGCCAACAACGCCCAAAGGCTGCACGGGCTGCGGAATTGGGAAAAACCCTTCAAGCCCCATAGGGTCGTCAATAATCTTAATCACATCCCCGCTATGGGCGACAATCATGTAAACCCGCGCCGATTCCTTGCACCAGATTTCCCAAATCTGCGTATCGCCCTCCTCGGTCGTGCTTTCGCTTTCGCCGCCAGCCGATAGGATTTCCTTCAATTTTTCGTCGGTGATTTTCTTCACTTCCTCTTCGGGCAGGAAATGTCGAAACGCTACCCAAGGAACATCAGCCCAGCGCTTTGCGGGGCCTTGGCGATAGTCGCGCCATGATACAGCCTCAAAGGTGATCTTTTCGCCCGTCATAACCACTTGCGGGGCCTGCTCAACAAGCATCAACTGCCCTGTGGCCTCGTCAAACACTTCGGCTGGCGGTTGAGGGATTTCCTGCTGCTGCGCGTCAAAGCGAATCCGAATAACGCCACGCCCAGCCAATAGCGCGTCTTGCGTCAAATCCTCTAATTCGGTTTCTAGCGCCCCATCATCTGCTTGCACTGTAATGGCGCGCTCAATAATTTCGGCCACCTGCATTGCGGCGGCTGTTTCTGGGGTTTCCGTCCCCATGCGAAAACGCTCACGAATATCAGGCACGGGCGCGCTGTTGAATACGCTAGGCGCAATCGTTTCGACATTGGCGTGAAGGATATTGAAGTCGTATTCCTTCCCTTCGCCTTGCTTTTGCTGCCCAGACATATAGGCTTTTTCTGCTGCCTCGGCTGCGTCCGACCATTCCTTTTCGCGCTTTTCAGCATCGCGGATGCGATCAAGCCATTTCTTGCCTAGACGCGCCAAATCGTCTTTAGACATTGCGGGGTCTATGTTTTCGGGCTGATCGTATTCGTCTGTCATGCTCTCGAAAACTCCCCATGAAGCAACTTGCTTGCCTTTGCATACGCGACAAGCGCAGATGTTCTGCATTTATGATGACCCAAATTCCGGCGCGATCCATCGCAATTTATATACGCAACCCACTTTTTGTCTCTTTTGTGAAAATGAACGCCAGCCGAACCGCTAGTATTGTCGGCCCTTACGCGTTGATTACGCATATTTTCCGCATGTGTCGCGTGGCGAAGGTTGCTGCGGCGGTTGTTTAACCCGTTGCCATCTATGTGGTCAACTTCCTTCCCTTCAATGCGCCCTTTCACAATTTGGTGCATTCTGTGAGTGACCCATTTGCCGTTGACCATTTCATTTCTAACTGCATAGACAACCTTGCCAGACAATTGGGCCTTCCAGTTATATGCAGCAAGCAGATGCGCGTCCGCAGAATCAATGATTGCGGTATAGCCTTTGGTTAAAGGCACATAGGCCAAATCGCCGTCAATTTTGATTTGTCGCTTCATGATTACTTGTCGCACATATTGCGCTTTTCGTCAAGTTCGCCCCCTCTTTCGTCTAACCATAGCTTCAACCGCATCCCGAACGGACATATTGCCAACCACAGTTCCATCAGCTTTGGCTATAAATTCCAGTTCTTTTGGTTTTTCTTTCGGCGCGCTTGTCGATTCCTCTCGCCAGCTAAGGGCCAAATACCTCCACGCGGAACCCAAATGCTCGGCCCAGTCCTTAACTGGCGTTTCGCGGAAGGTTTTGCGTTCATCATCCCAATCGCGGCGATACGATTTCAACCCGTCAATTCCGTGCGCAATGCGCTTCCCGCGCTCGTCATCAGCGTCATGGAAAACCGCGCTGTTAATCGCCACACGGCCCGCCTGCAAGCCATCGGCCACCGATACCTTGGCAATGCGCCTAGGCTTACGGCCCAGCGCGCGCAGCGTTTCTATGCGCGTCCGCTTGCTGCCCCATTCCGTCACCAGAATATCGTGCGGAACATAGTCGTTGCCGTTATAGCCCTTGCCGTTCAGCCATGCGCACCAATCCTCTAAGTCATCGCTTTCGGGCAGGTAAAAGTCAACAATGCGCAGTTGCGACCCGATAACCTGAAAGCACCAAATGGGGTTGTTATGTGTCGCGCCCAAATCCCATGCCGTATGCACGGGATAGCCTTCGGTGATGGGAACAACCCGCATACGACCATCGCGCTCGGCCTTAGACATTTCTGCGCCGAAGTATGCGCCAACCATCGCGCCAGAAAAGCTGCAATAAAACTCTTGATTGATAAGCGCATCGGCAATGTCTTTGCCGAAAATGCCCGCGTAAACTTCGCGCTGCTCTTCTATGGCTGCGTCAGATATTGCCCCCGTGTCATTTGCAGTGAGGATTTGACAAAACCATGCGGGATTATTTTTCACCGCGTCATACATGCCCTTGGCGTGGTTGTTCCCGCGCGGCGTTGTGATGAATGATGCCCAGCCGCCGTTTTCCGCCAAGATAGGGCTTAGATACGCCCAAGCACTGGGGTTAGCCAAAGCCCATTCTGAAAAGGTGATTCCAATAGGCGGCGACCCCACAAGGCTGTTGAAGTTGTCAGAGCCTACCACCTGAAAAGTTGACCCGCTCTTAAAGCGGATAAACATTTCATTGTCGTTCATGTTTTCGATGTAGCTTTGCGGGAAAGCATCGAAAATCCTGCGCTTGCCCGTGTTTGGGTTTACGGCTGTCCAAATGGCTTTGCGCGCCTGCGTGGCAAGGGGCAGCATGTGCCAGTATGTCCCCACACGCTGCGCGCTGCTGACTGCGTGCATATTTAGGTTAAGTTCATCCTTGCCTGCGCGTCGATGCCAAAACAAAAGCTGGCGCTTTCCGCCGTTTTGCCAGTTCATCCAAGCGTCCATTTGATACGGGCGCGGTTTCCAATCGTTGTTGGGCAAGACTATTTCAGGCACTAGTCAACCTTGAATTGCTTGACCACAATATTCAGCGCCCCGCCCTCGCCAGTGCCGCCCAATTCCAGCTTGTCGCCGTATTTCTTGGGGGCCATTTTGGAAAGCATCCATTTTCGCGTATCTATGCGCAGCCTGTCGCGTTGCGGGTCTTTTTCTTCATCATCTGCAATGCTAAGCATTTCATCAAAAATATGTTCGGCCCTTGCCTCGCGCGCGCGCGCGTATTGGCCCCGCAAGTCGTCGCTGCTTTCCGCCCATGCCTCAAAATTGTTTCGCGTTGGCATGTCTGCATCTTCGCATACTTTGCGCAGGCTTTCTCCCTTTGCAATGCGCTGGCAAATGGTGTCAAACAGTTCTTGTGAAAACTTAGGCATTATTCGCCTTTGCCTTCGGCCCTACCAACGGCGCTTGCACTGTTGCCTTATCCCAAAAACCTTCGGGCATTTCGTATTCAGGCGCGTCTGGGCGCGGCGGATGGATTTCTCCACGGGCGCGCATGGCCTTAATGTCATCAAGCGTGAATGTTTTGATTTGTGCCATACCTGCCACCTTATCCTATTTTGCGTTGCGGTTCAAGATGCACGGCCTTGGGGCAGAAAGACGGGCGTGTAAATCCCCTTGCCGTGCTGATACGGATTGCGGTTTGTCGCAAGTTTTGCCCGACCGCGCCTCTCATACCTTAGCGCCCACTTATCGCCGTGGGTCAGGCGGTTCTGGCCGAAGAGAAACCTTGGCGCGATGTATTGGCAGGCTGTTTTCAATAGCGGCGCATTTTGCCTTTTCTTTGGTTTCGTAAAGGTCTTCGGCAACTGCCCAGCACTTTAGCCATTTTTTCGCCTTTGCTGGCTTTGCCTTGGGGGTTTTGACGCGGGAAACGAGGGCATATGGATGATTTTCGTCTGCGCCAAGCGGCACTCCATTTGCGCTCCACGACATGGCAAATTGATCCCACCATCGGCCATCAATCAATTCCAACGGCCCACGCTTTTTGCCCGTTCGATCCAGATACACCCGCCCCAGTTTAATCGGTTTCTTTAGCATTGGTCTTTCCCTTTCCATATTTGCGCGGCACATGCGCTTCTTTGCGCGGCGCGTCTTTGATTGCGTTGACTTGCGGCAGGTGCGTGTCGATCAGGGCCTGCGCGTTGACTGCCTGCTGCTTTGGTATCCATCCGCTTATATAGGCGTAGTCCCGTGCGATCAGGCGTTGATTTATGGCTTTGCGGCTTGGTTTCATAGGTGAAGCATCCAAATGCAGATTGCGGTGAAGACAAGAAAGCCCACGAAGTCCAGCACTTCATTTATGGCGCGGCGGATTGTGCCTTTGCGGGGTGTCATAGCCCACCCCTTAGAAAAGCGTCCATCGCGGCGTATAGGGCCATGCCTGCGGCGATACCGACAAAAAACCACGGGGCAACCGATGGGCGGCGCTTGCTGTCGAGATATTGCTGCGATGCTGCGCGCGATTCCGGGGAAGCCTGCCATTCTGGGGCTGGCACGGGGCGCAAAAGCGCGGGATTTGTAACCAATGGCGCTGGCCCGCGATATTGCAGCATTTCCGCAAGCGCCCTTGGGTCTTGGATGTATTCCACCTTTGCGCCCTTGCCTAAATCAGCAATCACGCGGTTTGCGGATTTGCGCGCTTTTGGGTATGCTGCGCGGGCGTGTTGTTCTGGGGTCATTTGCTGGTCTCCTCAATAGCGGTTGCTAATGACTTTAGCCAAAGCGCCACTTTTTCGCTGTTGTCTGCGCAGTCAACAATGGCCTTTGCCAAAGTAAAAACATGCGACTCGTCGACAATAAGCTGCGACAGCGCATCTAGGCATCGCGCCAGTTCCTCGTCGCTGTCATAAAGCGCGCCCGCAAGCTGCGGGGCAGTTACGCCCACATTCAAGGTCAGCATCTTTTTTTCTACATCCTTCTGTTTGTGTTGCCCCGCCATGGTTAGGCGGGGCGAGGGGGTTAGGCGGCTTTGGCGGTCAATTCGTCATGCAAATCGCTTGCAAGCGCAGCAAATGCGCCAGCACCCAAAACCTGATCAAAAGCCCAGCGCAAAGCAACAACGCGCGTTACGTTGGTGGCGCGCATATGCTCACCCATCAAAACCAAAATGCGCCCGCTGATCTTTACGCTTTTGTCCATATCATCATCTCCATCTTTTGCGGTCGTTGCCGCGTTTCCATGCTTTACATATACGCGGGAAAGATTGTGGATGCAAGAGGAAAAATGCGGGGGTGGCGATTATTTTTTCAGCGTCAAAATGCCTTGATCTATCAGCCGCAAAAGTGATTCTCCCAAGGCGCGCAGAATGTCGGTGTCGGATACAGGCCCGCCCGCGCGCCCGTCTAGCTTGTCATGGCAAGGAAAACAGCAATAGCAGCCTAGAGCATCATGCGGCTTTAGGCCCATGCCGCCCCAGCCAAACCTGCGGATATGCGCCCATACCACCCTATCGGTGCGCAGGCCATCGCACCCGTCTTGGCGCAAGGTGCATGTTTGCGCGCGGGCAGATTGCGGGATGGGCCTTGCTTGGCCCTTCCCATTTTTTGCACTTGCTCCCTTTAGGCCAAGCGGCCCTCGGTTTGCCAAATCTGGCATAACTAGGCCATGCCCAATGCGCTTTTGTAGGTATCCAAGATAGCCTCGCGCTCTGCCACATCGTCGGGCTTCATTTTGCGCAGCTTCAAGATTTCCCGAATGATCGCCACAGAATAGCCGCGCCCCTTAGCCTCGGCCATCTTTTCCTTGGCCTGCTCTGCAATCTCGCGCTTTTCCGCGTCCAGTTGCTCTAGGGCCTCGATAAATTGCCGCAATTCTTGGGCGGTTACAGTTTGGGGTGTCATGGTGTTAGTTCCTTTCCAGTGTTGCTAAATTTTCGTATTT